GTCTTGAGTAATTGGGGCCTTCAGAAGTTTTGTAAATGGTACAAAGGATGTGCAATTGGGTACATGTGGAACGATGAAGGTAATACTGGTGTTTTAGGTAGTCATAAGTGGATGATTGGTTGGTGTATTGCCATGATAATTGTGTTGTTTTATATAACTTATATGACTAATAAACGTGCTTGTGGAATATAAAAAATCCATTAATTAAATTAATTTCAAAAAAAATTGCATAAATCTTATACCTTAATATTTTATTATTCAAATCTCAAATGGATTCTACACGAGCGGTATATGCATTTACAAATACAGTGACTTTTGCTGGCGTTATGATAGGTAGTGCATGGTTAATGAATAAAATATTTGGCAGAAGTTGTGCGCCAAAGTTTCAATGTTATTGGAACAGTGATGCTGATCGAGGAGGTCATACTGGAATATTTGGAATGCATAGATTTATGTTAATGTGGTTTGGTGGAATAATTATTGTGCTGTTTACCTTGATGTATAGAATTCAGAATACTCCTGTATCATTCCTTAATTCTGTAACAAATATCCTTAGTTAAAAAAATTGACTTTTTTTAATTCTAACATTTCACTATTAGGTCTCTATATCAACTTTTCGATATGTCCCAAAAATTTATCACTGTTGATAGTTCTTCCCTCAATCTCCTCCGTTGTCGGAGACAGAGGTCGAAGGGGGGACGATACTCCCCTGTGCAAAACACCAGTAAATCAAAAAAATGCAAACGATGTGATAATTGGGGTCATTCAGCGACTAAATGTAGAACTAAATTCTGTGATAAATGTGGATGGAAAGGACATACTAAAGAGACCTGTCCAGCACCGGTTTGTTATAAGTGTGGTAAAGTTGGTCATATTGATAAAAAATGTCGAACACGTAAATGTGCTAGGTGTGAAAAATTCGGTCATATGTATTATAATTGTCGCACACCATTCTGCAAATCTTGTAATGATTTTGGCCATAATCTATCAGATTGTCCTAAACCATTTTGTAGGTTGTGTAAAAAATATGGACACACTCGACTTAAATGTCCAGAATCTTACTGTGGTTTTTGTGAAAAACAAGGTCATATTCCATCAAGTTGTCCTTTGAAAATGTATAATCCCAAATATTCATATTAGGACAAAGGTTTCCTTTGACATTTTTCCTCCATTTTCTCTAAAAGATTCTCATGTTTAATCCATTGTTGATCACAATATTCACAATAGAGTGGTTGCATTAGTTGATAAAATTTTTTTATTTCTTTTAAACATTTCACCAATTTATTTTTCTCAGAATTATTAATCTTAATATACATAAGGACTTCTAAAGAGGAATACTTTTTTATTCTTAAAACTACAGATTTAGTAAATGTTAAAACTATAATTTTCTTGTCACTAAGACCATTAAAATCTGGTGGTTTAAATAACTCAGCCGTTTTATTTAATTCTAAGTTTTGTATACAATTATTTAATTTTTCAATATAAGGTAATAAATAAACACCCCAGTGTGGATTATCAGAATCATGATAGTGGTCAAATTTAATATAAATACTGTTATTGTTTGAAATAATAAATAATGTTGGTTGTATATCTTCACTAAATTTACACTTTTTCCATTGTAAATATATATTTACATTTTTGCTGGCTAAATAATCAATTATCTTTTCTTGCAAGAATGGTGAAATAGTGTTCATTCTTAAAAGAAATAAAAATTAGTAATTAAAAAATAAAAGAATCAATTTTTTAAGCCTTAAAATTGAAGTATCTAAAGACCAATATGAATATCAAACATAAATCAAAGATGGCACGGGGGTTATTACTATTTGGTTATTTATTCTCATCTAAAGATTATCAAAAGGTTCTCGATTCTATAGTTAAATTTTACGCTGATAACGGTCACAAATGCACACTAGTATCAACACTTCCCCCCAAGCCATCTAAATCGCCACAATATCCAGGAGGAAAATGGTATTATTGTAGTGACAAAAATGCTCCAGATGTGTGGAAACAATATCACAAAGACGATAAAATATATAGAGAAGCTTATAATAAATATCATGCCAATAAAGATTATTTTAATACAAAAATTGTGGGAACACCTCTAACATTACACGTATTTATGTATAAAAAATTACATTTGTTCTTATGTTGGGGAGATAATTTTAAAATTCAAGATGGCAGAAATAACAAAACTACACTGACCGAACTACCTGTAGTAGATTTTAATAATATTAGTATTCCCGAATTCCTCGAGGTTATTGAAGCTGTTGAAGGAAAAAGTGTTACTATAGAGGATCTCAAATACCGCTCAATTATTCGTAATTAAAAATTGATTTTTTTTGTTGTTAAAATATTCATTTTAAACACTTGGTAATTCAGTAATAAAAGGTGGTTTGTAAACAATGCCGGCCAGTTTATTAGTATATGGATATCTTCTCTCCGGAAAAGACAAAGATAAAATCCTAGATACAATTGTTAATTTTTACAAGAATCTTGGATGTAATTGCACTTTAAAATCATCATTACCACCAAAAGTGATAGAACCCAGAAAGCCACCAGCACAACTACCAGGCGGGGTTAATAATATATCAGATGAATGGATGAAATATTACAAAGATTCTAGAAAATACAACTCAGATTATAGAAAATATAATAACATGAAATTTAATCACAATATAAAAATTGAAGGAACAGCATTAACCCTACACTGTTTTATGTTTAAAAAAATGCATTATTTCTTATGTTGGGGTGATAATTATAAACAACACAATAAACACGGAAGTAATACACTAATTAAATTATCTGTTGTGGATTTTAACACTATTAATATTCCTGAATATCTAGAAGTTATTGAGGCAGTGGAAAATAAAAAAGTAACAATGGATGATTTAAACTATTATTCTATTGTGCGTGCCTAGGAATACATACTTGAATAATTATCAATATCATTTTGAGTTATTTTTAATCCATCTTTAGGGACGGATAGGGATAATTCAACCGCGGTAGGTCCTGCCTGTTGGTTAGCCGGCAAGTTTTTAGTTAACTCTTTGTGTATTTTTTTCATTAATTCATCACTAATTTTATTGGAAAATTCATCATCATATTTCAATAAAGTAATATTGAATAACAGTTTCATATATTCCATTTGATTAATTTTGCCATTTTCAACACTATATCTCAAATTTTCTACACTTGCAATACTTGATTCAGTTGATGTGAAATCAATATGAGATTCAATATGTTTGATTAAATCTGGATCATGGGTTTTATATTGGAAAATCAGTCCTTTTAATTGTTCATCAATCGACAAATAGTCAGTCATTTTAATACAAGACAAAAATTAATAATACTGTGCATATTTTTGTCAATTTTTATTTAAAGAAAGTAGGAAGTATGTTGTTATTGATACAGTTGTATAGGTGTAACTGCATAGTGCTGTGTAATTTAAAATTGACCAAATAATGTTCAAAGAATTTATTTTATTTTAATTTTAACATTTATAAAATGAAATATGTAATTGTTATTGGTGGTGTTATGTCAGGAATAGGAAAAGGTGTAACGGCATCGTCTATTGGTGTTTTATTTCAACAGAGTAATTTTGATGTAACTGCAATAAAAATAGATCCTTATTTAAATATTAACGCTGGGTTAATGGCCCCAGATGAACATGGTGAGTGTTATGTATTAGATGATGGTGGTGAATGTGATCTTGATTTAGGGAATTATGAAAGATTTCTTGGTATAAGATTAACAAAAGAACATAGTTTGACAACCGGTAAAGTATTTTTAAAAGTCATTCAAGATGAAAGAGCCGGTAAATATTTAGGAAAAACGGTTCAAATCGTTCCTCATATCACCGATGCAATCCAACAACATCTTATACAAACAAGCCAAATTCCAGTTAAAGATGGAAAAAAACCAGAAGTTTGTATTGTTGAATTAGGTGGTACCATTGGAGATATAGAGAGTTCACCATTTGTTGAAGCAATTAGACAATTTAAATTCAAAAACCCAGATGATATTGTTATTGTTCATGTATCTTATATGCCATATTTAGGTGAATTTAAAACTAAACCAGCTCAAAATGGTATTAAAAAATTAAGAGAATGTGGAATTATACCAGATATGGTTGTTTTAAGGAGTATTAATGAATTAATTAATAAATGTATTAAAAAATTCAGTAATAGATGTGGTATTTTGCCAGAGTTTATAATTTCAAATCCAAATATGGATATTTACAAAGTCCCTGAATTGTTTCATAGACAGAATGTTTTATCATTATTGTGTTCACGATTGAAAATAAATAAAGAACTAAATTGGACTAGATGGTATACCGAACCAAATATAAAACAAACAAAAGTAATAGGAATTGTAGGTAAATATACAAAATCAGTTGATTCTTATTTATCTTTGAGTCATGCAATTCGACATGCGGCCCAGTTGTTACAAATCGATGTTAATTTAAAATTTATAGAGGCACAAGATGGATCTGTTTTGGAGAATCTTGATGGTGTTATTATACCTGGAGGATTTGGAAAAAGAGGAATTGAATATATGATAAAAATCGCCGAGTGGTGTCGGTTAAATGATCTACCCTTACTGGGTATTTGTTTAGGAATGCAGGTGCAAATAATTGAATATTATCGTAATGTGTTGGGTATTCAAGGTGCAGGAAGTTCAGAAGTCGATATAAATTGTAAAAATTGTGTTGTAGTGCCAAATGTGAATAATAGAATGAAAGTAGGAAGCCATATGACTAATTTGAAAGAAGGCTCAAAAATACATAAAATATATCGGGGGAATAATCAAATTAAAGAACGTCATCGACATCGTTATCATATCATTAATTATAGATCAAAATTGGATGAGCACCTGATTTCTGGATATTCTGGTGATGGTGATATTGATGTATTTGAGTTACCTTCTCGATTTTATATCGGATGTCAATTTCACCCTGAATTTGTAACAACCCACAAAAAACCTCATCCCTTATTCACAAGATTTGTTGAAGCATTATAAGAAAAATAAAAATTATAATATTTTTTATTTTGACGTAAAGTGAACATGTTGTCATTGTGGTTGTATTAACTTATCCAAAATCACACTTGTAACATGAATTGTATCACTGAATGATAATTCTGAGGGATCAAATTCTACAGTCAATAATTAACGCATTATCCTGAGTACAACAAAGAATAATTTACTTTCATTTCCATTTTACTCTCAAAAATTTATTTATTAATTACATAATTAATAATCCGTTTCAAATTACTGTCACCCTTATACTTACCAATTTTGGCAGATAAAATATCATACACCAAACTGTTTAGATGTTATCTTTGTCATTATAATTTGTCTACGCTGAATTCCGTCCTTAGACAAGCTAAAAGAAATAGGACGGAATTAAAAAAGAATATTATTTGAACAAAAAGTGGGGAGTATATTGTTGTAAATATAGCTGTATTAGTTGTGTACAATCGGCTAAAAAGTGATAAAAATATAAATATATAATTTTTTATTTTAAAATAGTAATACTATATTAATAATGACTTCATTAGATTTATCTGGCGAAAATTTAAATGAGTTACCCGAATTGCCTCCCGGATTAAAAATATTGCGTTGCAACAATAATAATTTAAGTGAATTACCTGAATTGCCAAAAGGATTAATAAAATTATATTGTGGTAACAATAAATTGAAAAAATTACCTGAATTACCATCATCGTTACAAAAATTATATTGTGGCAATAAATTAAAAGGTAATGTTAATGAATTAAAAAAATTACCTAAGTTACCCCTAGGATTACAAATATTAGATTGTTCGGATAATTGTTTAAAAGAATTACCTGAACTGCCTCAGGGATTAAAAGTATTACATTGTGGCTTTACCGACTATAATTATCCCTACAATAAATTAAAAAAATTACCTGAGCTTCCTGAAGGATTAAAAAAATTAGATTGTAGTAGTAATAAATTAACAGAATTACCTGAGTTACCTCAAGAATTACAAGAATTAAATTGTTATTTAAACAGATTAAAAAAATTACCTAAACTTCCTCAGACACTAAAAATATTGGGTTGTGGTAGTAATAAATTAACAGAATTACCTAAGTTACCATCATCTTTACAAACGTTATATTGTAATGAAAATGAAAATTTAGGAGAATTACCTGAGCTACCTCAAGGATTACAAGAATTGCGTTGTGATGGTAACAATAATCTAACAAAATTTCCTCAACTACCATCATCATTAAAATCATTGATTTATGGTGGAAATAATGACAATTTAACGGGATTGCCTGAACTACCGGAAGGTTTGGAAAAATTACTTTGTACACATAGTAATTTGAATAAATTACCAAAACTTCCTCAAGGATTACAAGAATTAAATTGTTTTTGTAATAAAAATCTAACAAAATTACCCCAATTACCTCAAGAATTACAACAATTGGGTTGTAGAGAGAATAATCTAATGAAATTACCTCAACTACCTGAGGGATTAAAAAATTTAGATTGTAGCTGTAATGAGTTGATAGAATTACCTAAATTACCCAAAGAATTACAAACGTTATATTGTTATGATAATAATTTAACCGAATTACCTCAATTACCCGAAGGATTAAAAGATTTATATTGTACTGATAATAAATTAAGTAAATTATCTAAACTACCTCAAACATTAAAAACATTAAATTGTTATAATAATAATTTAACCGAGTTACCACAATTACCTAAAGGATTAAAGGATTTAAGTTGTAGCAAGAATAATTTAACGGAATTACCTCAATTACCTCAAAGATTAAAAAAATTAAGTTGTGGTGAGTCTAATCTAACAAAATTACCTCAATTACCATCATCATTACAACAATTGACTTGTTGTTGTAATAATAATTTAACGGAATTACCTCAATTACCTCAAGGATTAAAAAAATTATATTGTAGTCACAATAAAAATCTAATGGAATTACCTAAACTCCCTGAAGGATTAAAAGATTTAACTTGCGGAGATAATAATTTTAATAAATTACCTCAATTACCATCATCATTAACACATTTAGATTGCCGTACAAATAATCTATCAGAATTACCTGAACTTCCTAAGGCCTTAAAACTATTATATTGTAATTACAATAATTTAAATAAATTACCTGTACTTCCCGAAGGATTGATCAATATACATTGTAATTATAATAATTTAACTGAATTACCAGAAATACCTCAAGGATTAGAAGATTTAGTTTGCGAACATAATAAGTTAACCGCATTACCTGAACTTTCTCAAGAAATAGGGTGTATATACTGTGGATCTAATTATATATATTCGGATGAACTTGGTGATTCTGAAGAATTGGTTGATTCTGAGGACTTGATTGGTTTGGGTAGATTCCCAGAACAAAGACTAATTAACTTTCATTCAAATTTTACTCTTGAAAATTTAATTATTAATTACGTAATAAAACATCCGTTCAAGATTACAGACATAACCATATCTACTAATTTGGAAGATAGAATGTTACATTCTAAATTATTCAGATGTACATATTGTCATTATCATTTGCCTGAATGTGTTAAGTACAAAAAAGAATATTATATAGAACAGAACTATTGTCACTACAAGTATAGTTGTATTGATTGTAATATTAACTTAAACAAAAAGTGAATAATATATAAATATAGATTTTTTTATTTAAGCTATTGATAATGTCAATATTAAATGTTTTTTGTCGTAATTTGAGTGAATTACCTTCGCTACCTCTATCATTAAAAGAATTATATTGTGAAAATAATAATTTGAGTGAATTACCTCAACTTCCTTTATCATTAAAAATATTATCATGTTACTCGAATAATTTGAGTAAA